TTGTAATACGACTCACTATAGGGCTGTCTCGCGACGGTCTGAACCCAGATGGCAGAAACTCAGCGCAAGGCGACCTACGACGAAACTGATTTGCAGCTTCGTGCCCAGAAGCAACAATCCGAGGACGCTGCCAAGGCTCAGAAAATGAAATTGGACTTGGTCATGAACACCGAGGACAATTTGACGGAAGAACGAATCAAGTCAGCTGAGTTGACTAACGACGCTGCACGGTTGCAACATGAGCAAGTGCAAACGGCAATCGAAGCTCAAAACCAAATCCAGTCTAACTTAGGAGGACAAAATGTCTGACGATTATGTAAATATGCACAAGCGTATCGCAATGGGTCAACCCAATGCGGAAACACACTTGAAAAAGGGTGGCGCTGTGAAGAAATTCGCTTCTGGCGGTATCGCCGAATCGAAAGTAGCAAACCTGCCAGCTCGGGGCGACAAACGCAATGCGGGTGTTGACTTCAATGCGGGTAAGGCAAAGGTCGCCACAATGAAAAAAGGTGGCATGGCTAAACCTAAATTGGTAATCGCTGTGGCGATTGGCAAGAAGGGTTCAGCTAGAGGTCGCTAATGGTTACCCCAAACGACCTCATCAACGGCATCAAGCGCCGACAAAATGAAATTGCAGAGTCGCTGGTCAACGGCAACTGCGTCAATTTCGAAAGTTATCAGCGCTTGGTTGGCCAACATCAAGGCTTAGACGAAGCCTTGCAAATTTTAAACAACTTACTCGAAGAGGAAAACAAAGATGTCGAATGATATCGAACAGACGCTTGAAGAAGCGTTCCCCAAAATTGATCCGCTGATGGCTCCGTATGGGGGTCGTATTCTGGTTCAGATGAGGGCTGTGAAAGAAAAAGTGACAACAGCTGGTATTTTCATACCAGAGGAAACTAAAGAAACCGAAAAATGGAACACGATGGTTGGCAAAGTGATCGCAGTTGGTCCCTTGGCGTTCAAAAATCGTGAAACAATGGCCAGTTGGCCAGAAGGCTCTTGGGCTGAAGTGGGCGATTATGTCCGTGTGCCCAAGTGGGGTGGTGATCGCTGGGAGATTGAATTCACCGACGAGCATGGTGCAAAGGGAAGAGCATTGTTCACTTTCTTCAATGACCATGAATTAATTGGTAAAGTCACAGGCGACCCACGAGAAATAAAAGCATTCATCTAAAGTTTTGAAAGGAAAACTGTATGAACCCAACCGATAAAGCAGAAATGCAAGTGGAAGAAAGCCAAGATGGCGGTGCGGTGGTCGCACTACCCGATGGCGAACACAATCCACAAGCAGACCACGACCAAAGCGCAGCTGGCGCTCAGGATCATGACGACGATCATGACGATGAACCCCAAGGTCGGAACCAAAACGACGACGTAGACGAAGATCGTGAAGCGATCCGTGCCGCTCGACGTGAAGAGCGCAAGTTGAAAAAGCAGATCCATCGTGAAAAAGCGAAGGAATCCAACTACTTGATCAACGCACTCAAGAAGCAAAACGCTGAATTGGCTGAAAGACTGGCTGCAGTCGAGCGTAAAACCTCAGGTGCCGAGCTGGCACGTGTGGACAAAGCGATCGAAGACGCAGGTGTTCAGGTCGAATACGCCAAAATGAAAATGAAAGAAGCGGTCACACGCAATGACGGTGATTCTTTGGCTCAGGCACAGGAAATGTGGTATGAGTCGAAGCGTAAACTTGAGTCTCTCGAGACCATCAAGCAAAACGCCACCAAGCAAATGACCCAGCCTCAACAGAACATCAATGTGCCTGACCCAATGGTTCAGCGCATGGCTGCTGATTGGATGGAGAACAACCCTTGGTATGACCCACAAGGTCGTAACGAAGAGTCACAAATCGCCCAGATGGTCGACAAGCGTTTGACGGAAGAGGGTTTCGACCCGACGACCGAAGATTACTGGGATGAACTTGACACACGCATGCAAAGATATTTGCCTCAGAAATCCAATAACAGTTATAATCAAAATAATGTTCAACAAAGACGACCTCGATCTGTTATGACAAGTTCTGGTAGGGAAACGATGGCAACAACCAAGTCTAACGAGTTTAGACTGAGCCCTGATCGTGTCGCTGCCATGAAGGAAGCAGGTCTGTGGGACAACCCCACAATGCGTCAGAATGCCATTCGCAAGTATGCTGAATGGGATCGTCAAAACAAGAATCGAGGTTAAAATGGACAATCGTTTGAAAAAGAATCTGAATGCTGGTCGCGAAACACGCAGTGCAACTGCAGACCAATCACGAGCAGCACCTGAAGATAAATTTGTTTCGTCCGAGGAACGTCGTAGGATGTTCCGCTCGGAGTGGCTCCAAGAAGCGCTTCCGACCCCGCCAGAAATTCCTGGCTTCCACTTGTGCTGGTTATCCTCAACCAACCAATACGACCCTATCCACAAACGTCTACGCATGGGCTACACACCTGTGAAAGCCGAAGAACTTCCTGGCTTTGAAAACTATCGTGTGAAGGCTGGCGAGATGGAAGGTTTTGTTGCTTGTAACGAAATGATTCTTTACAAGATGCCTGAAGAAGTTTATCAAGAGATTATGATGGAAATGCATCATAACGCTCCACTTGATGAACAGGAAAAAATCAAGGTTCAACAAGACCAACTGCTCAATGCGAAAGACAGCAATGGTAAGCGTTTGGGACAAATTGAAGGTGACGGCATGAACTTTGACCAAACTGCTAAAGCACCTATGTTTGAATAAGTGCTGAGGCTCAAAAGGAGTTAAACATGTCTGCTACTAATGCTCCGTTTGGTATGCGCCCTGCTTACTTTCCAACAGGGTTGGAACGTGCTCAAGCGCTTGCTAACGGCATCACTTCGGGCTACAGCTCGAACATTCTCAAGGGTCAACCCGTTCAATACGGTACGACTGCCAATGGTGGTACTCTAGGTACAATCATCGCTGCAGGTGCAACTGGCGCTATCGCTGGTGCATTTGATGGCGTTGAGTGGACTGATACCACTGGTCGTCGTCGTGTATCGAACTACTGGCCTGCATCCACAGCTGGTACCGCAATTGTCGCGTATTTCTACAACGACCTAAACATCGTTTACGAAATCCAAACAGATGCGACTATCGCTCAAACGTCAATCGGTAACGAGTACAACTTCAGCAACGTGACTGCTGGCTCTACCACTACTGGCTTGTCTGCTGCAACACTCGGTGTTTCAACAGCTGTTGGTAATGGTGCACAGGGTCAAATGCGTATTGTTGACATCGCACCTTACCCTGACAACAACTGGGGGGACGCTTATGTAATTGTTCGTGTCCAGATCGCTAACTCGCAATTCTACGGTGCTACCACCGCAATTGCATAATCTAGGAGACTGACAAATGGCAGCCCCAATGAGAAGTACGGATTTTCGCTCGATTGTTGAGCCGATCCTTAATGAAGCCTTTGATGGCGTGTATGACCAGCGTTCTGACGAATGGAGCACAGTGTTCCGTGAGCAAGCTGGTATTCCTCGTAACTACCACGAAGAACCTGTGTTGTATGGTTTCGGTGCGGCACCTCAGCTCCCTGATGGTTCGCCTGTAACTTATCAACAAGGTGGCGTGCTGTTCTTGCAACGCTACGTCTACCAAGTGTTTGGTTTGGCATTTGCTCTGACCAAAGTGTTGGTTGAAGACGGTGACCATATCCGTATCGGTCAGGTTTATGCTAAGCACTTGGCTCAGTCTTTGGTGGAAACCAAAGAACTGCTTTGCGCTAACGTATTGAACCGTGCGTTCAACAGCTCTTACGCTGGTGGTGACGGCGTACAGTTGAACTCTTCTGCACACCCAATCGTTAGCGGCACTTCAAGCAACTTGCTTACAACTGCAGCTAACTTGTCGCAAACTTCCCTTGAACAAATGTTGATTCAGGTTCGTCAAGCTGTTGACAACAACGGCAAGAAGATCCGTCTGCAACCATTGAAACTGGTTGTGGCTCCTGGAAACGTGTTCCAAGCCGAAGTGCTGTTGAAGTCTGTACTGCGTACTGGCACTGCAAACAACGACATCAACCCGATCAAATCGATTGGTTTGCTGCCTGAAGGTGCAAGTGTTATCAGTCGTTTGACTTCTGCGACTAACTGGTGGGTTTAGACCGTCGCGAGACAGCCCTATAGTGAGTCGTATTACAA